TTATATAGCAATCAAATCTTTCCATGTAGCGGGTCCACAGATTCCGTCCACTTCCAGAACTTCTTTTCTGGATTCCTGATAAGCTTTCAGAGCGTAAATCGTGTTTGCATCTGCCGTCCATGTAAGTTTCAGGGCTTTGCCGTTTTTGCCTTTAAAGCCTCTGGCTCTTAAAATTTCCTGTAAGAGGAGCACAGATGTGTTTTTGTCTCCTGCTTTTACTGTTTCTGGATTAAACATATATTTCTCTCCTGTTTGTGCGGTATTAGGCAATGCATTTTCAGATTTTGCGGGTACAGATGCATCAGATGCAATACTATAATCTGGTGTACAGAACTTAGTTCCGGGCATCTGGCTGTTAAGATAACTCTTTGCACAGACACCGCCGCCATTTGCAATAATTCCAGATGCACCAGAAGTATTTCCCTCGATGGTATAGAACCTGTCTCCGATTACGGCCGTTACGATGCCGGTATGAGTGAAAGTTCCATTATGATAAAAAATTACAATATCACCGATCTTTGGATTAGCGTTCCTTGTAAGCAGATTACCAAGTGTTGGGCAGTAAACATAGGGCCAGTGTTTCAACAGTTTTTTTGCTTTTTCCTGTCCGAATGCTTCCATAAAGCACCAACTCACGAATGCTGCGCACCAAGGCTGTCCTTGATATGATGGCTTAATGTCTCGCCAGTACTTCGTATAGTTGCTCGAACCGGCGTTCGCAGTCTTACTGTCGAGCTGACTATTGCTCTTCTTTTCAAGGTATCCAATCTCATTTTTTGCAATGAGAATCACTTTTTCAATAGCTTTATCCATTGCAGAAACCTCCTCTTTGTAATCCTTATAGAATACATCCATGTCAACGTTACCACTAATGCCGGATACTTTTCCTCTACTGGAATACTGCCAGCCTACACCAACAGATGGACGCAATCTTTCCTGTACAGAGCCATTATCACCAGCCGGATAACGAGCAATCCAGCAATCGTACTTTTTCAGGGTGTCTGACAGAACGTTATTGTACCAATCAAGATTGCAGTAGATACCGACCTTATAACCGGCTTTTTTGATTCTGGTCAGAAATGCTACTGCAATATTCTCAATCGCCTGTTTTCCAAGGTTTCTCTGCTGACTCCATTCAAGGTCGTAGAAGATTGGAAAGTCCATTCCGCGTCCGCCAAGAACAGAAATTACGCTCTCAGCTTCATCAATTGCCTGTGCCGGTGGGTGAGCCTGTTTGGTGTATTCAAGATTTTCCTTTGCGGCTGTCCGACCAGAAAACTGACTAACAAGGACTTTCTTCGCATACTGCCGAGCGTAAGGGCTTCCAGTCAGCTCGTCCACCATCGTTTTTCCCATATAGAGGAATCTGCCATAAGGTTCTGCCGCCGCACAAACAAAGCCTGTGCCTTGCATAGAGGAACTTCTCGCCCTTGTCTTATCAATAAAATCTCCTGAGATCATCGGCATAAACGGCACCATACTGTCCATAACCATTCCGTCAAGGAGGTACTGGGCTTCTTGATACTGTCTGGAGAACCTGTTCATATTTAGCTTTATTTTCATATCTCCATCGACTATGGAGAATCCTTTGAAATTATGAATTTTGCTCATATTACTTACCCAGAATCTCAAAATGTGGAATCAGCGTATACGGTCCGCCCACACTGGTGATTTTAAATACATTGTCCTTGTTCTCGTTCATGTACTGATAGAATCCATTCCGATAATCACCATCAGTTACTGTTCCGCCAGTCCACTCACCCTCCCAGAAAAACGACTCATCTGAGAATGTGATAGTATCTTCCAGAGCGTTGTTAATCTGCTGTTTCCACTCTTTAGGCGGTACATATGGGAGAATCTTACCGCTCTTATCAGAAATGGTTATATGGCCGTTCTGGACGGTATATCGAACGTGTAACTGTGCGTTGTCAGTTGCGTCTGGTCCGTACTTTTTAAGGATTGCTCCTTTGTCCGTAATGAGGTCAACGTCGGATAAAACATGAGGATACCAGTATGCATCTCCTGTTGTAGCACTTTCGTAATAGTTGAAAAGTGTAATTTTAGATGAATACATGATACCCTCTCCTTAATTATTCTTTCTGCACTGTCTGCTTAATAACCTGATTCACACCAGTAGCCGACAATCCGTTAAACATACCGACCGCAACTGCTGTGATATAATCCGTTGCCGGGAAATCCGGGATAACTCCCATTCCGACTGCTCCGAGAATTCCACCAATAACCGCCATGATTACCGGAATCCATTCATCAGAGATTCTTTTTGATGCTTTACAGCCCATCCCCACGATGTAGCAAATCATAACGATTGCTATGCATGAGCCAAGTGTTGAAATGTCCATTATTCAGGTACCTCCTACTTAACTACGAAATTCTCCCATTTCTTATAAGCGTCTACATAGGTTTCCTGCTTATCTCCGTTATGGGTAATCTCATAATACATTCCATCAGATACGGTTGTACTTACAAGAGCCTTATTGTTCTGTAAGGTCTTGCAACTCCAGACAATGAAAACATCATTTTCTGTAATCTGTTTCTTATCAGTTTTATCCGCATGTGAGTTGAAATAATCAACCACAATCTTTTTGCATAAACTTAAAAAAGCATCGTTTCCCATTTTTGCCCTCCTTTAATTTTCTGAATTCTTCCTGTGTCAGGATAACGTTTCTTCCGCATGGTGGAAGTTCACCAGTAAGCGGATAAACACATCCAACAGAACAATCCAAGTGCTTGCATTTAAAGCACTCTTCATCTCCCTCATTTACTGCATACATACTCACACCCCCGCATAAAGAATCGGTATTCCATCATCCGTCCTTACTCCCATCAGAAGCGGCAAAGCCGTCTTTAAGAGTAAGTCGTTCGTTTTCTGCGCATCTCCGGCGGCGGCATACACCGTACTCCATTCCTTTGCGCCTGATGCTTTCTGCTGTGGCGTTGCGTAAGAGATGGATTCACTGCCAGATGATACAGATGTTACAATGCCTGTCGTGCTACCACCGGACCCGATTGCGGTTGATGTACCGCTCACAGCGGCATCGGTAGCATTCTTCTCAGCAAGCTCAATCTGATACATTTTTTCAGCCAGTGAGCAGACTGCCTTTTTGATGCGCTTCTGTGAACGTTCATCTGTCGGCAGTCCGTCCACCAACCTGTCGGATGTCATTAAATCCACAAAATCACTGGCTCTTTCTGCCAGTCGTGGAAAGTCGGATTCTGGCACGACATTGCCGAATGATTCTGTATAGAATTTATAATCTGCATAAGCCATGCCAGTTACCTCCTGCGTTTATGATTTCGCTGTTACGCTTACACTTCCGGCATTCAGTGCTTTGTATGTTCCGTCGCACTCAACCACTGTAATCTTCTGTCCGGTTGCTGCTGTGATATCGGCTTTTCCATCCCAAGTGCTCCAGTTTCTGAGATTCTGTCCATATCCAACAGTTACTGCGTCTGTTGCAACTTTGTATTTATATACGTTGTTGGAGTTTTCCTTAGCCGGATTTACAGTGATTTTTGTATCACCAGTTGCTGTTCCTGTCGCAGATGTTACTGTCAGAGCGCCAAGTGTTGGTGTCTCATCAATGGTGATTACTGCGATTGCGTCAATGTACTCTGCAAAAAGAGTAAGTCCCATAACCGCGAACGCTTCGGACACTGCGGTGTGGTAGTTACCCTGAGTGTGGAATCCGATCAGATTTGTCTCTCCAGATACGGTGTATACAAGTCCTGCTCTTGCAAAGTCAGATTCATTCGGATCAACATAATACAGAACGATGTTCTCAACAGGGGTAGCGATAACCTGTCCTCTCGGGATTTCGCTGTCAGACAGTAAGAAGATTGTATTGAATCCCATAAAATCTTTCATGTACTGGAAGCCGAACTGGTTCTGAATAGTGATCTCAGCTGCTCCGAGATATTCATATACGTCCAGAATGTTCACAAATCCAACAACACCAGTCACATTCCTGTGCATCTGTTTGAATTTGTTTTCTGCACGGCCTTTAGCCATTGCCAGAGCCATCTGAAATGTAGTTTCTGTGGAAGTAAGTGTACCGGTTTTTAAATAGTCATAGAATCTGCCGGTAACATCAGTCTGAAGCTGGAAAAGGAATTCATCGTCAGTCATCTGAACAGCGTTCTCATAACCGTGATCCTTGATTGCTTCGATAGATACAGCCTTTGCGTACTTTTCGATAGTCATTTCTGCATAGGTCTTTTCTTTTACAGTAAACTTGCTGTAAGGGATTTCCTCGCCCTCACCAACATTTCCGCTCTGCAAAGTACCCTCTGCGTATTTGGACTTGAGTACAGCACCCGGCTGTTTTTTGATAGGTCTCATGATTCCCAGAATGTCACGTAAGTGCTGCCAGTTTCTTTCGAATCTGGTTACAAAGTCAATCTCACGTGCCGTTACCTGAATATCATTAGTCATGATAAGATTAGCTTTTGCTGCCATATAAAAATCCTTTCTACCCATAATTGTTAAGGTATTGGGTTAGCGGCTATACTCTGGCGTATAGTCGGTGTAAAAAAATCACTGGAATAACTGGATATTCTGAGCAATTGCAGCCTGTCTCTCGGACGGGTCTTTGATTGCTTCGATATCTTTTTTGGTCATACTTCCCGGTGTCTGCTGCTGCCCAACATGAGTGGTAAATCTTGCCTGATTCTGCTGAGCCTGCTGCTGAGATTCATCCACAAAAGCGGATGCGTCAGACTGTTTCATCTGCTCAATCAGGTCGTTCAGCCCGAGGATTTTACCATCTTTCAGCTTTAATCCGGCTTCCTTGATGTCTGCCATAACAGACTTCTTTGCTGCTTCACTGGAAAACTTAACATCGTCGAGTGCCGCTTTGAGCGCATCTGAGAAATCTCTGTCGTAGATTTTTGCGTTAAACTCTTTCTCTGCATCCTCTGCTTTTTTCTTCCATCCAGCAAGCTCTGTCTGAATGTTCGCCGGGTCGATACCGTCAAAACTTTTTAAGGTTTCCTCTGCTGTCTCTGCGCGTTCTTTCCAGTCATCGCGTTCACCCTCGACTTTTGACAGAGTTTTTGCAACTTCCTTTGCGTTCTTGTAATTCTCAGAAAGTGCTTTCTTAATATCTGCCTGTTTATCCTCCGGGATTTCAATTCCAAATGATTTAAGTGTGTCAATAAGTTTCTGCATAACATCCTCCTGGTCGTGTTTATTGACCTGCCGCCGCAGGTAAATGGATTAAGCCAGTTAGACCACTGGCAAGGTAATTGCAGGAGACGGATTTGAACCGCCGTTCTCAAGGGTATGAACCTTGTGAGATTCCGCTTCTCTATCCTGCCCTTAACCCGGATTCCCGGGTTAGCAAGGTGTTTAACGTGTCATGCCTGCCACGAGTTGTTTCGGATATTTATTTCTTTTTTTTAAAGAAAAATATAAATAACAAAAATCTTAATCAAGGAGGCGAGCCATCTTGCGTGCCAGATGACAAATACGCACGACAAGATTCGAACCTGTTTAACTTTCCATTAAAGCGTGCGCACCAGCTACAAAAAAGAAAGGAGGATTAAAACGAAAATGTTAAAACAACTGTTTTGCTCGTGCTTCCTGCTGCACAATTACATTATAACAGATTTCTTTCAACTACCTCTCTACCACTTTTACGTTTTTAGAGCATATCGCGGAGTTTTTCCACGTATCTCTTGACAAGATCACGTTCTTCCCGGCACTCTGCGTCCTTAGACATATCGCTCATTTCTGTAGTAAGCTCGTCCAGATGTTCTTCCAATGCAGCAAGCATCTTTCTCTTGCAATCCTCAGATTTGCCGGAACGATAGCTCTGTTTCTGTGTCATGTAGTCATCGTAAGCGTCTCGTCCGTCAGAACAGCTGTAATGCCCTCTAACATAATGCTCACCGCGTCTGGCATAAGAACTGCCACGGTCGTAATCCGGCATCATTCTGCCGTCATTTGAACTGTATCTCCCCATGCTGTCGCGCTTTCTTCCGCGCTCGCTGTAATCGTCATTGTATCCGCCACGCATCTCATCAAGGACAGCGTTGTAATACTCCGCTTTCTTGTCCCAGTACTGCGTATTCTTGATATCTTTATACATATCAATCAACTTGTATGTCATTTCCAGATTTCCGGTGGTTAGTCCACTGTCAGCAATTTTGGACAGTTCATCTTCGATTCTTGTGCATAAGTCTTTAATATCTCTCATAATCACACCTCCTACGCTTCTCTGGTCACGACAATATTTGCGTTCGCAACAGAAATTGCCTGATCGCTTGTGTTCTCTACTGCAATATTAACGCAACATCCGCAAGGAACGTCAATATAGATACCTGCGGACACATTATTGTACTGATTTACTGCTGCCGGTGTGGAAATCATCTGTGAAGATAATACAGGTTCGCCAGAGATTGCAATAGCCAGAGAAATAGCTCCGACAGTACCGCCTGTTGGAATTGCGATATTGCCAGAAAAATCCACGAAGAATCTCGCTTTACACTGATTAGTCAGTCCTCTCAGAGTGATGATTCCGCTTCCCTCTCTGTGCTGAATGCAGTTAGAACCTTTAACTGCTGTGTTTGAAAATACTACATTTCCATTTGCTGCTACAGTCTGAACAGCTACATTCGTAAATTCTGCCATAATTTTTACCCCTTTCATATCACAAAAGGACAGGTCTCAGCCTGCCCCTCTGTGTAATACGGCATAAGCCGACATTCGAATCAATCGAAAGATACTCTCGATATGAAGTTATCAGCAATTGCATCCGGTGTTGCATCCGCATCCACATCCGTAATATGTGTTCGGGTTAGGAACCTGATATGCCGGAATCGGCGCCGGATTGATTGCATTAATAAGCTGCTGTGTCTGTGAAGCCATTGCAGTTGTGAGCAATGCGCTCTGGCGATCCTGAGAAGCGGCACGTCTGAGGTCATTGTTCTCAGCCTGCAAGTTAGAAATCTTTTCATTGCAAAGATAATCAAGAATTGCTCTTGTTCCTGCATTCTGGCTGTCAATAATGTCTCTTGTGTTGCTGTTCATCGTATTCTGCAATGCGCAGGTATTCTGTGCCATATTGTAGTTTACGCCCTGAATTGCTTCTCTGGTTTCGCAACAGCAGTTCGCAAGCTGCGCCTGGAGTGCGTTGGTGTTCTGCATATTCGCTACAGTATCAGCATTGATTGCCTGCTGGATTCCAAATCCAGTCTGCATGATGTTCGTGTTGATTCCGTTAAATCCGGTAAGCATACCGTTATTCATAGCATAAAAACCATCACAGAGTCCGCTATTGATTCCGTCAAGTTTGCTGATTACTGCGGAGTTATCGAATCCTCTCTGAATGTCTGCCTGAGTAGCTGCTGTGGCTGCGTATCCGCCGCCGTTACCATTATTTCCCCAGCCGTTGTTTCCCCATCCGCAGAATGCGAACAAGAAAAGCACGATAAGCCACCATGCGCCATCTCCGCCAAACATGCCGTCATTATTTCTACCGTTTCCAGTAGCGGCGGCAATATCTGCTAAGCTATAATTTCCATCCATAATATAATCTCCTTTTTGTGTATTTACATCAATCTGGCCAGATTGTAATGTACTATTTTATTCCTTTCAACATGTGTTGAAACTGTCCTGCCATCTGCTGGACCTGATTAAGTTGCTGCTGGGAAATCTTTCCAGACTGTAACATCTTCTGGACTTCTTCCTTCGGGTCTCCCTTGAAATTCTGCTTAAACTGCATAAACTGCTGTATCATCTGCATTGGCCCGTTTCCCTGCGGCATCCCACCACCGAGGGCGTTAAATAATGGATTACTCATCTGCGTTTCCTCCCTTGACTGCTGATTCCTGTGCGGTATTAGCTCTAACAGGTTCAGAAAAAGAATTTAGTCGGTTTATAATAGCTTCGTATTTGCCTTTTAAATCGTCGTATTCCTGCCTGGTGACATATTTACTGTCCATGCTTTGAACAGGCTGTTTAGGCGGCATTTGAGAGCCTACCTCGTGGTACTCAAACGTCCGTAACGGCTGTGGCATACCGGAAACGTCTGTGGATTTTATGTAGAACTTTTCGCTTTCACTGTCCATCAGTAAAACGCTTGTTCCGGGTGCTACCAGATAGGATTTTGCGCCGACTTCGCCGGATACCCACAGGATTCCATTATTATTTTGCTGTGGTTGTTGTACTGGTTGAGCTGGCATCTGGACAGGCTGTTGCTGGAACTGATTCATCTGCCCCGGAACGCCAAAACTATATTGATAAGGATTGTTATATAATGCCATCTTATGCACCACCTTTCTGATTATATTTTTGCATAGATGTATCAATCTAAAAAGTTCAAAAAAGTATCGGAAAAGTATTGACACACCACCAATTTGGTGGTATGATATAGTCATCAAAGGAACGGAGGAAACAGAAATGAAAAAATACAACTTATCAAAAATCATGAAAAGGGCATGGGAACTGGTTAAAAAAGCTGGAATGACAATTTCCTCCGGTCTTAAAAAAGCATGGGAGGAGGCAAAGCATATAGAAGAGACTATTGAAGAAAAACTCATTCGTCTCGGTTTTAAAGTTTGGGAAAAAGACGAAAAACGTCGCATTTACATTGATTATGTAAAGTATCTCGACGTTGTAGAATCTGATACAAATGCAGCTTTTTGTTTTACCGTAAACGGGATTTGTGTTGATAATTGGAACCGTTTTAAAAGAAAATATATTATGCAGAACATTTTGACCGGGTACTGCAAATTATATTATGATCTTGTTGAAAACAAATGGGGCATGAAAACCGCTCCTTATGCTGAAAAAATCCTTACAACAGTAATTGATAAAATTATGGTTGCATAAAAAGAATGGAGGAATGCAAAATGGAAAAATACAACTTATCAAATATTATGAATATTGTTTGCAAAAGTTCCGGTCCAGTATATCATCAGATCTTTGTTCTGACTATTGCCGGAAAAAGCAATTGCAGATCAATCAATGTGAGGCAGATCTTCGCCGCGGATACAGGAGAAATCTAAAGAAATATCTTGACGAGCGAGAAAAATATAAGGCCAGTCAAAGAAAGGATTGTATATGACAATTAAAGAATTGCGAAATTTTACTGGATTAAGCCAACGGGCTTTTTCCGATAAATACAAAATTCCTAAAAGAACAATTGAAAACTGGGAATCTGGAAAAAGCAAATGTCCGGATTATGTGAGACAGCTGTTAGAGCGAGCTGTCTTGGAAGATTCAAAATAAAGCTGCTGAAAACTTACAAGTCAAGGAGGAAAACAGCATGAAATTAAATACATTATCCTACGTGTTAGGAAATAACGACACAATTGAAACTGGCAAAACCTATTATTTCGGCCAACTCTGGGACGGAAACGGGGACGGCGAAGAATTATTAGAATCCGGGGCGATTGCAGTATATCAGGACGACGAGGAATTTATTGTTGACTTCGAGATTCTGGAATCTGCGGAGGATATTTTGCAGACCCGGGTTAAGGTTATTGGGATTGATTAACAGGAGGAAAAAAGAAATGAAGAAAACAATTGATTTATTGAATGAAGTTGTAGCAATGGGATTCGGCAGAGAGCAGGCGCTTACAGACATCGACGCAAGTCTCGACTCAGAACTTGAAGAAAGACAGCCACTGATGGATGAAGAAATACCAGAAAGTCTGTACAATAATATTCTTGAAGGATTCCGAGCAGACAAGGAAATGAACGCATGAAAGCAGTAATGATACAAGGGCATATGGATACCGCCCGGTTTTCAATACCGGGATGGAATGGCAAGCGGGGCGAAACATACCCACTTCCGCCTTTTTCTACAATTGCCGGGATGGTCCATTTTCTTTGCAGGTGGGACAGTTGGCATGATATGAAGATATCCGTATCCGGCAATGGAGTCATGAACAAGCCGGAAATTTGCATGAGGTGGCGCGGCGGTGCTGTTGCAGGGTCAGAAACAGAAGAATTTAAGCAGCGGTTCCCAGTCCGGGTGAAATCTGGGGATTCGTTTGTAGGATGGGTTAATACACTAATTTATGAAGCGTTTGCCTCTGATCTGGACCTGCGGCTGCATATTATGCCGGATAACCAGGAAGAAGTTGACGTAATTTACAGGAAAATCTTAAATCCCCGGACATTCCCAAGTCTGGGACGGCATGAGGACTTGATAAGAATTGACGACGTGCAGGTTGTCGATATTCTGCCGGCACAGGAAATGGCGCTTGATATGTGCGCGTATGCACCGTCTACAATTAAGGTACCCGGAACTGTTTACACAATTCACAAGGACTACGTGATCAAAAATGGAAAACGAAGATTTAATGACATTCCGGTGAAATATTTAGACCGAGGAATGAAAGTATTTGCAGATTGTGATAATTTAAACAATCCTTGCTTTTTCCTTTGATTTGTGTTATTATTCAGATAACAGTTACGAATGTAACTGAATGTAAAATCAAACTGGTAATGAATTATTTTTAATAGTTCCATAGTGGAAAGACGCAAAATAAGCCCCTGAGAGATAATCCCGGGGGCTTTATTGTCGTCTTAACACACTTTAATTATTTTATTATTTACCCGGCGGCTCAATCGTTTTGCCGTGGATATACTCACATTCATCTGTTCAGCACAGTATTCGAGTGTATATTCCTTGCATCTCAGTCGGAACAGCCTTTCCTCATCCGGTGTAAAATTGCACTCTATCAAGAATCTGTCTATATCTTTCTTAGTGAACACATATAATTTCATGAGCATACCCCTTACTAATGCTAACGCTGATTCTGTGCAAGATAATTTGTAAGTTTCTGTTTTGTTTTTTTTAATTCTTCGACGTTGTTCCCGCTAATCTGGCTGTCCAACATGGTTGATAGCACTTCCAAAATTAATGAATCTCGCTCTGCAATTCTCTGAAGACTCTCGTAATCTCGTTTGTCATGTTCTTCTAGTGTCTCTACTCTCTTATTAAGTCGGAATGCCGGAGTAATCCACTTAAAGATTACAGCCGCCGCTCCTCCGACAATAGACACCCCTCCGCAGATAGAGAGGAAAATCTGTACAAATTCTGATATGCTCATTTATTCTCCTTTTCCCAGTAGTATACCGGGACTTCATTACCGCTATTCCATGTATCGAAATATTTGCCCTCTTGCACTGTCACTACATGACCATCTATGCAGAGAATGTATGTGCCTGTCGGATGGTCTGTGCAAAAGTCGTTGACTGTATAGATATATCGTTCTGACTGTCCTATCAGTTTGCGTCTGTACCCACGTTTATAGAGGTACGCTCCCCAGACATAATTTGCGCTTGGCATGTCTGACAGGGCGCACGCCTGTATCATTAATCCGGTGAATACCGCTTCCCAGTCGAGCCCGGTTGCCTTACATATTGCCCGGACAGCACAATCTCCGACTCGATTCCCGGCAGGATTCGGATTGTAATACTCCCATCTATCCATCAGTTAATCCCCTTTGCTGTTTTATATCTCTTTGCCGCTCCTCTGGCTTTTGCGGCGTTCTGGCGGTTCCACTTCGCTATCATAAGTCGGTCTTGCAGTTCCCTTAGATCATTCTGCTTGCAGTAATCTTTGTATGCAGCATTTTGTTTCTGCAAAAGATAAGACTTCCGGTCAAGGTCTTGCTGGAGTGCAAATCTTGCCTGTTCATCCTTACAGTTATTAACCGCCGCTTGCATTCCAAGGACTTCACGCTTTGTTTTGCGAATTCTCCGCTCGTAAGTACGCTGTCGCTGTTCTTTTTCGTACTGTTTACCTTTGTTGGCTTTATCCTGTGCCGATAGTTCTGCATAGGGATTGAATTCCCCATCACTTGTCCCAAAGCTATGCCGGCAGTTGACCCCTGACAATCCGCTTGCTGTCCCATATCCGGTCAATGAGAACGGCGGAAATTTCTTACTCTTACCAGAACGAGAGTATATCTTGCCTTGCCAAAACGAGTGATTCCCCGGATTCTCGCCACCATCACCCGTTCTCGCTCCCATGTGTGCGCTGACCAGAATCAAATCCCAGTCCATTTCTTCCATGCGTTTTAGAGATATATCCCCCGTAGCCTGTGCCACACCAGTTCTGACAGAACGTGCAACTGCTGTTTCAATCGTGTCTTTTCTGCCAGACGGATACGTGACAGTAACGCCATCACTCACAACGTTATTAACCGCCTCTTTGATGGCTTGCGTATACCCAACTGCCCCAGTCATCACATGGTTATATGCGAGGTCACATTGCTCAATATAGAGTCTCTGGGCGGCACTTGCGGTCGTTCTTGTAAAGTTCTTCCACTCGCCCATAGTCGCAAGCATATTTCGCTCCATGAGCCTTACCATAGATGGTGACTGCTCGAGCGGCACAGGGCTTAATCCTGCCGCCTTATAGACCTTATCGTCGTAATTCATTGCAGTGATTCCAGCGTCTTCAAACGCTTCAAGAAGTTCCTGCTGTTCACGTTTGGTGTATTTGGATAGTTCCGCCAGAATGTCTTCTAACAGTTCGCCAGATTCCTGTAGCGTTCTGATTCTCCACGCATCGGCATTAGTCAGAATATAATCCTCACCTCTGCCGATTCTTGCCATCATTCTCGACACGATCTCAGAGATGATATACTGATGCAGTTCTTCTGCAATCTGTTCACTACCCTCTGTAATTCTTCGCAAATATTCAGGACTAAGCATAGTATATCACCTCTTTCAGCAAAAGTCGTGGTACACGTTTTGGATTTTACTGGTTAACTAAAGCTTCCTTTAGTTAAGTAATTGTATGCTGTTCCGTGCACACAAAATTCTTCCTATAGGTTTCGGATGGAACATATAATTTGATTCCACTGCAATTTATAAATTCAGCAAAAGGCGGAATTATAGGTGATGTTTTAGTGGTTCTCAGGTCAATATGTGCGTAATCTGAACCATCTGCAATAGAGAAATAGCAATTTTCAAATCGCAAATGTTCCCCACGTTTAATTGAAGTAAAAATATTATCGGGATTATCATGTGATTGAAATACCATGTGATTTGCGTGATTTGTATTAGTACATTTGATTATACAGTTGACAAATTCGCCAAATTCCAGCATTGAGTATCCAGTCCCAATACAAGCAGTTGCTACAGTTCCATCTTCTGTCGTATCGGGTCTGCCTCCCCAGTTGAATACACAATTCTCAAAATGCCAATCGCATTCGTCAGTTGAACCCACAGTCTCAATATGCATACAATATCTCGTGTTTTTCGATTCAAATGTGAATCCTTTGATATAAATTCCTTTCGAATTTGTAGATATATGGAATAAACATTTGTTAACGCAATTTGCGTCAGTTACTGGTTTCGTGTAGCCGACAGAACCATCCCACTTTAGCACACATAAATCAGGTCTTGTAATATCTTCACTCTCGTAAGTAACATATGATTTACAAGTGACACCTTGATAATAAGTTCCATCAATTCCGGCATACTTTTCTTGCAAGTCTGTATATGTTCCTTGCTTTACGATTATTCTGTATCTGTTAGTTTCTGAATTATCGGTAATAACTTCATTAGCATGAAATATTGTTGCAAATGGATTTTCTTCTGTCCCATCGCCCGTTTCGTCTGAACCACTTGTTGAAACAAAAATTGTATGTGCATTATTAAAATTTATATCTTCTTCTAGTTTACTTAATTTATCTCCAACTACTTTAGCGTCTGCGGCTTTTCCACTTTTCGACAAAGTTGTGTCAATGTTTTGTGAAATGGAATCAGGAATATTCTTTATGATTTTAGATGTATAATCAAAGAACAAAACTAAGCATTGCTTATTATCTGATGTTGTGGGTTTTATCGTTTCTGATGTACCATACTTGAATGCTAATTTACTTGTACCATCAGGAAAAATATACGAAAATGATGGATTTTCATATGGTGTTCTATAACTGCCATATGACAATAAATTGTTTCCTTTTGTATATACAAATACTGAAACGGGTTCTTTAATAACAATATTCTCTAAATCAAACACAACATCTGTATATTCTGTTGTAACCGTCTTTTCTGCTGTTGCTATAATATTGTCATCAAGAGTGGCGATTTCTAAAATGACAGTATCATAATTAGATGCTTTAATATTCATCTTTATTTTTGTTAATGTTGCATTTTCACCAAAATCAAAATATTGTTTTACGCCCGTTACCTGACTTCCTATGTGATTGTTAGGTGTGTTATTTCTAATAATTGAACACTTATTAACAAAAGCTTCGGTTTCGATCTCAAATTTTGATTCTATATTGCCTAAATCTTCCTTTAGTGAACCAGCTTCCACTTTCAGTGAAGCAATATCCGTCTTGTTCTGCTCAATCTGCTGTGCCTGTTCTGTGGTGGCTCCGGGCTTGACCGGATTCTTTTCAAGGTACTCATTTACTGCGTTCTTGATTTCTTCCGGCGAGATTTCCCCACCAATTCCTTTTAAGCATAATTCGTATAAATATTTCTCTTTTCTCGTGATTGGCTTTGAAATTTCGCCTGTGTAATCACCTGTCAAATACGCAAGATATTTTTCTTCCCTTGTTACTGGTTTATCTGCCATCTTTTTTTACTCCTCTCCGAATAGTGTTGGTTCGTCTGGCTGAGCTTCTTTGACCATTGCTTTCGCTTCTTCCTCAGTCATTCCCTCGAATTTCACAAAATACAACCATGCTGGAACCTTGCCAGTAGTCACATACTGCCACCATCTTGCGCGGTCGTTTTCTCTGACATAGAGAATGTCTCCAAAATCATAATTGACTTCATAAGCTCCGACGGGTGCAAGTCCGTACAGGTCAGCATAAACGTTCAGTGCGTAGATTACTTGATCTAAGCAAGATTCCAGTTTGTCTCGAACGTCTTTGATAAACTGTACCGTCCTCTGCTGTTCCGCTTCCACTCCCGTAGCCGTCTGAATGCCGCTAGATTCGTTGAAAACAAAATACCCGTTAGAGAATCCAATTTTGTACCCTAACTGGCTTAAAATGGCATTTATACCGCTTATACGGGTATCTGTGTTGAGTTGCGGATTGATTTCTTGGTAAAACTCTTTCTCGTCCTGTCCGAATACATTCTTAACAAAGTGCGGTAACCTCATCTCATTCCGTCTGTTTTCCATACCCTGTGGCGACATGGCTGACACAGGTGCACCGCTTGGCATCAGCAGTCTATCATCTGCCAGAACAATCTTCTGCGAATCAAAAATCTCTCCGGCGTTTCTGCTGTATGCAATGTCAAGGTCTTTCAGTTCTTCGATAGCTTCTGCAAATATCGGAAGCCCAAGTGGTGTACTGATATCTACATTGTTCGCCTGTGGCGTCCGCAGTACTCCATACAAAGGTCCGTCTAGCTTTTCTCCATTTGCCTTGAGTATCGGTGGCGTATCTGCCATGAGGTCAGCCCATTTGGTCTGTTTAAGGTCAATCTTATCGCCGATTGACTGAGGGGATTTTGATACATAGGCTCTATTAGAAACGTAGTACGGATAAGTTGTTACGCCATCAACGGTGGTCTCGACAAATCTATGATATTCGAGCCGTGTATAATATTTTCTTCCGACAGTATAACAATCCTTGAATATAATCCCTTTGATCTCCTGATTGTCATAATCTACAATCATCACATCTGTCGGAGTAAATACGTCAAGGCTCTCGCCGTTTGGCTTGATGAATACTGTTCCATAGGCACAGCCATATTCTATCCAGTGCCGAATCTGGAAATATACCTTGTCAATCTGCTCTTGTAGCCACGTAGCCCTTGCGGAACCGTCAATCTGAATGCCGATCGCCAATGTTGCGAGCCGTGCTGTCTCTGAGCAGACAGATTTCGCGAAATTAATCGTTTTGATATTATTCTTATCATCCAGCCATTCCGGCGCACCTCTGTAAATGTTCGCGCACCGGTTAATCAGCGATTCCATCTCTGGAAATTCTGCTGCCTGAATGTTGAAGTCCTCTTCGGCTTGTTTTTTGAATATCATATTAAACCACCTTTTTAGTGTTGTTATAAGTCCCATTATGCACTGTAACCTCTCCTGTTAAACAACGGCTCATAAGCATATCTAAGTGCCGAGATTGCATGATCATCTCCGTCAGGATAACCACTTATTACATTTCCCTCTTTGTCCCGATCGTACTCATATTCTGTGATTTCTTTATATGCGTTCGGTGTTCGCTTCGGGTCAATGACTATAGCCTTTGTCTGTAAGAATTTGAAACCATACTCGATACTTCCCGGTCCTTTGATTGCTCCTCTTGCAGGAAGTCCGGCATCCCGGAAGTCATTCACAGACTTAGGTTCCGCAGAATCACATATCATTGTGTAATCGTCATAGCCTTTTTTCTTGATCCAATCAGCAGTCTTAGAGTTGCTCCATTTATTTACATACAGCTCGTCAATCAGATATATCTTCTCTCTGGCAGAATCATAATAAGTTCGGAGATAGCAGAAGGCATCCGGGTACCATCCATAATCTACACCAGCGAAAATGCGGTCCATGTGGCTGATCTCTTCGTCTGTAATATCTCTGATTTCGAGATATTCAAATACGTTTCCGCCGTCACCATTTGGGACACCCAGGTATTCATGCTCATATGCTTCTGGATTGACTTCCTTTAAGTGCTCTGCATCATTAAGGAATTTCTGACCTAGCCACTCTGCCGGGGCTTCCAGATAACTTGAATGATGAATAACTCTTTTTGGGTTAGGTGTGAGCTTAATCCTATTTACCCAGTTTGATTTTGATTTTGGTGGGTTGTATGATGAAAAATCATAGGATTCATCACCACCACGAAGCACTGACTGATTAACAGAGCGTTCCTGAGCATCTCCCTTCATTTGATCTTTTTCTTCTTTCCAGAGGATTCCAATGTAGCCAAACTCCGGCTTAATGGATTTCAGTTTGGTTTCATCATCCAGACCACGGAAGTATATTGTCTGTCCAGTCTTAATATACTTGATCTCAAGTGGCGACACCTTGCATTCAAATTCTTCCATCAGTCCAAGTTCATTGATAGCCCATTTCATATTGGCGTATACGGAATCTTTCAGAGTGCCTGCCACCTGTCTTGTAATGCAGGCGTGCATCTGTGGATTATTCTTAATAAGCTCAACAATCTTAAAAGCTACGAAAGAGGATTTCAGACCACCTCGACCGCCCTCGAATACATATTCGATATTAGGCTTAATCTGTCGGTTAATATCCACGAATGCCTTGCCGAGCACTCTGGCAGGAAGTTCGTATTTGCTTTCGTCTGATTTTGATACAGCTACCAACTGTTCCCATTTGTCTACTGCCTGCATATTTCCTTTAATAGCTTTATCGTATACGGCAGCTACAATGCAGGCATTGTTATTTGCATCCTCATCAGATATTCCCATCTTTGTGAGCTTCTTTTTCGCAGTGGTCGGGGCAGGATTCTCAGCTATCATTTTTGCTAATTCAGAAAGGGTCTTTTTTTGACGGCGCACTTCTCCCGACTTAATACCGCCTTTTTTTGTTATTTCTCGGAGTTCGCTCGGAGTTCGTTCAGAATTTGGTATTAAATTTTTCTCATTTGCCATCCTATCAACATCCAATCATATCCTTTCTGAATTCAAAAAAGTCCCCAGTATAGCAGTTATATACAAATATAATACCACACTGGGGAGATTTAGCTCTCTACCACTTTTATAAATTTTTAAGTTTTTTTTTAAAGCCTGCCAATCAGTTTGGCCAGATGATAATATTCCGCCATGACCTTGCGTTTGTATCCGTAAAAGTCATTCTCTGTTGCAGGAACCGTCCTGATTTTCTCCATTGTTCGATAGCCGATGCTGTTCACGATACTGTCATAAATTTGTGATTCAATACCGGGCGCATATTTGATAGATACCTGTAACAGATTGTATTTATCGCTTTCGCTAAGATTCCGCAAGTGACTTTGTAATGTCGGTATATCGTCCGGCGGCACTCCATAGTCAATCAGTGTTGCCTTCCTTAACTTCATTTATTTCACCTTCTTCATTTAAGCTCCAGTCACACGGTATGCCTTGAAAACATTCTGGACAGTGTTCATAGAATCCGCAGCCTTTGCAATTCACTGGCCGTCCAGTGCGATATTGCTGTAATACGTGGTATGCTGATATAGCAAGGTTGGGCGTTATGTCTGGTGTAGGTTTGTCATTCATTCCTTCACCTCCCCCAACTTCTTCTCAGCTTCTTCACGGGTGAGGAATATATTTTCCCCAATCATTGACAATGGGATTGAAAAACTTTTCTCACACTCTATGTAACCACTTTCCGGCCCGGTCTCATCATCAATCCATTCATATAACCACTTCGCCTTAACCGCAATCTTTACCCAGTTCCTTCGAGCAAACCGGAGTGAAACAACTCGACCTTGAAAATATAAAGGAATCTCATTGTCTGTGTCTTCATAGCACTCCATGTCCTCTATTGGTAGTGCTTCGCTGCCTACATAAATAATATCTCCGACTTTACACGGCAATCTCACAAGCAAGCCCTGTTCTTCTAAGTCTTCATAATCAGCAAGTTTTTCAAGAGCTTTCTCTAATCCACATTTGCTACAATCATATTCAATATCGTCACAAATATTTTTGCAAAGTTTATCCCCACATTCCTTGATTAAAACTGTGTTCGCAATAGGATCTTTGTATCTTTTTGTTAATCTCTTCATCTACTTCACCTCTTCCATCTGGCTTTCTACGGTATCTGCAAGTAGCTTCAAGGACTTAATAAATGAGTTCGTCAATGCTGTTCTGTCTGAGTATTTAGTTAATGTTCTGACAAGGCTTATAGCATCTTTGAGCTTCTTCTCATATTCAGTTACGTCTGATGCTTCTACTAATTCATATCCCGGTTCAAGGCTGGCATTTCTTGTTAGTCCTTTATCGCTATAGAACTTTAATATATCCGGGATCTGCTGTTTTTCAAAAGGATATGGATACGCTTCTTTTCCACCGTACCATCTATATCCTTGTTTCTTTGCTGCTTTCAGAATATTTTCATATTCTGCATGTGTTCTGACTAATACGCATTTATTTGTCAGATCAATCATCTACTTCACCTCCTGTAATCTCATCAATGCACTGGTTCCAGCCCTCCACAAAGCTAGCATCAGACATATTAGCTGGATAATCTCCATCATTTTTTTCTGGTAAGTCCATAAATGGACACCATTTTACTCATATGTTTCACTTCCTCTCAGCATCAGGCTCAAAGTATTATACCCCGGGCAAGTCCTGACTCCGTTTCTGGTATCTCTTAACAGAACACAGTACGGATATAATGCCATGACCTCATATACGTGTTCTGTGATATCTTCACCACGCTGGTCGATGTATTTGAAACACTTTCCGGGTCTAAGAAAATATCTTGCACATACATACGCTTTTGTTCCGAATCTTACGTTTGCGCTACTCATTTATGTTCCTCCTGTAATAATTCTTTATTGTCGAAAATGTTTCCTTTGACTAGATTTTTTGCGTTGATGTCATAATAGTTTTCGCATTTACCATTCCGAGGATAATGATATACACTATTCCACAGGACGCAGAATTTACCATTATGGAATACTACTTTTCCAGTATCGCCACCGTATCTTGTCAGACATGTTACAATGTCATTCTCCCAAATTTTGTTTCCGTTCTTATCGCAAAGTCCTGTGAACTGACAGAGGGTTTCTGGAACAATTTCCGTGTATTCCCATACCGTACGACCATCTACATGGAAGATTAAATGTTCTTCGTTTCCTAAAAAGTTATGTCTTTTCTGATAATATCCCTCGATCCATTCATCATCTTCAATCCGCTTTGCCTTGAAAAGAATTTCTCTCATTCAATTCCACCATCCTCTACTTGTCCTGATTCTTCTAACCAATTTTCAACACATGGTAGGCAGATATAGCAACTGCGCCAACCTTGTCCTTCTACTATTGCTTTTTGATTCAACATTCTTTCGCCTTTAGGTACCTGTTTTTCACATACGCAGCATAAATGAGAAACCCTTATTTTTACGATTTTTTCTGTCAGATTTGATTCCGAGCCATCCATATCCCCTGCGAATATCTGACTATCAATATACATTTCTTCTGGATATTTCATTCAACTCCACCGCCTTTCACAATTTCAACTGCTCTATTCAGTCCAGCATTATATCCTTGATGTACGTCAGATAAGATACATTCTGATTCAATGAATTTATCTCTTTTCAATTCACTAATGACCTTGTCCACATCAAAAGCTGTCGGCTGCTCGTCAATAACTGCACCTATTGCAAAATCCATATCCGAACCTCCAAGAGAATCAATTATTTCGTCTGCATCAATTAACCGCATTTTTTATTCCTCCATTTCTCACAATAGCAACCTTCCCGTCCCTCTATCTTGTATAAGAAGCACGCCCGGTATCTGTTATAGATGCCTTTATCGTTACATCTTTTGTAACTGCCTCGCCCGTCTCCCTTACATCGTATTATTTTTAACAATGGTTCTGAACAAGTGTCATTCCATCACTCATGCTTCCACCTCACTATCTTCTGGCATTTGAAAGACCACTGATCCTCTTATTATTTTCGCATATCCCTTCAACACTTTAATTCCACCTGATACACTCTCAGGAGTATTGTAGCTTCCTGTGTATGCCGCTGTTGCCAGTCCTGTACTGGTGATTTTTGATGCCTCAAAATCTGAATAGGCTTCCTGAATCATATCCAGTACTTTCATGGCTTTTTCTCTGGTGGAATAATGACCCAATGAAATATATTCATCTTCTCCTGGATTTATCTGGCTCCAGCAAATGATTTCTTTACCATTGATATTGTTGATATTCACAATAATATTCTCAAACTTTACCAGAGACATCTTATTCTGACTTCTGATTAACATTTTGTGTCCTCCTTATCTTTCTCACAGAATCCTCTGTGTTCATGCACTGAATACTCAATTTCACAACTTCCTTCCATGTATGTGAGTTTTTCTCCTGTTAATTCGCATTTGTGCTTTCTTGCGTTCAGGTGTTCGCAGGTTCCGTCACAGTAGCTCATTTTTTCCTCCTTATTTTCTCATATAATTCAAAATATTCTTCCAACGTTTCTGGCAGTTTGACACAATCTGGCTCATAAGGTTTTGGATATACTGTATATCCGCATTTCGGACATTTGATTTGTGGTGGAAAATCTCTACTCCATTCCATGTTTCCACCACATTTTCTGCAACGAATGTATCTCTCTACTTTCTTTGGCTTCGTTTTGAAAAATGAAGTGTAATTATTATTTTTCATTGTCATCCTCACTTTCCCCATGTAAGCAACTGACACGCTATTGTGCAGTCCTCCATAATCGCTTTATCCAAACGCTACCTGTCCGTTATTCTCCGGGATTCTTTAATACAATCCCTAACTCTTCTTTAATAGCGTCTACATAATCAATCCATTCTGCCAGACCGTCATTGATATAATCAGCAGCCCGGTCAAGTCCATTTCTAAATCTCTGACAGCGTTTCTCACCAAAACCGAAATCATCATGCAGAACGGCGATTGACAATATTACGAATGAATCCGCTATAACCTCTTTTATCTTTTCTGATGCTTTATCAAGGTCTTTTACTGCCAGAGAGGTATGTATCCCGGTCGCACCCCGGAACTTGCATTCCTGTTCGAGGGCTTCAATCCCGCCCTGTTTGACAATTCGTCTGGCAAGGTCAAGCCCGTCTTCCCTGCCTCGTTCATATTCACGCATTTTATTCATTGTGTTAGACCTCCACTCTTTTTTAGTTTTCCCATCCAACAGCCCTCCTTATCTTCTGAGCCAGAATGTCAAATTCCATCAACATCCTGCGATCATTCTTGTTTGAGTATGCGATTGTTTGTTGCCCATCATATATGACCGCATATCTTCCGTTAATGCTATATGCCCCGCTGATTGCCTGCGATATCTGGCTTCTTGTCTTTCCTGTCAATTCTGATATTTCAGCAAGCGTCAGCTCCCCGATATACTTTGAACCGTCGTATACATCATACAGTTTCATTTCGTCTCCTTGCTTGTCTTTCTTAATCCGTATCCTACCGGAGTATATGCCCTGTCGGTGCTGGGATGGTTTGTTTTGAGCAGGTCATCATTAATCAACTGATTGACATGTTTCCAGACCGTAGCTCTCCCGGCATCCACCTTTTCAGAAATCTCTGTAATTGACGGTGCGTATCCAACCAGTTTAATATAACTGACGATATACATATAAATTTCTTTCCTGAGAGCCTGTCCCTGTTCGTATCTATTTTTCGTGTTGTACATTCTTTCTCAACTCCCTTTGTTTGGAATCAATAAATTTGCAAAATGCCAAAACAAGTTCTTTGGCTAATGGATCTGGATATATTTCTATCAATTCCATACAGCGATCATAGGCCGCTTTTGAATATTCATCTGTGAGTTCAACCAGATAAAACTCTTTTATTAATTCCCATAATTTAGGCATAAACATTGCCATCATTGGAATATCTTCTTTCTTTACGCTTGCCATTTCTTCTCCCTTGGATGTGTAACGTGTAACATAAGTATTTAATTTTTCCTATAATTACCTTTTTATATAATTATTAAAATATACTTTATAGTAAAATATTAGTTACATTAGTTACACTAAGTAAAAAATCCAGTATTTATAAGGGTTTGAGGGTGTTTCCAGAGTGTAACTAAGTGTAACTAGCCGTAACTAAAATCATTCAAATGGTATCTCACACTCACACATTTTTTCAAATTCACTTAATTTTCTGACTTTTTGGTAGCATATCTGTGGACCATACTTTCCACATCTCACCCGTTTCCCACCATTTTCCCTTTCCCATCCGTCAATACAGTTCTGCATGATGGAGTGAATTTCGTTGGACTCAAACCTTGTGGGCTTACGGCCCTCGTTGCCCAGCGCCTGTTCATATAACATTGCGACGCAAACACGTGGCTCTGCTGTATGGTCTAGCCATTCTTGGATAATTCCAACCCTTACATCCTCTTCCATGAATTCTTCCTGTTTATCCTCTATATATTGCTGTAAATTCTTCGGAAGAATTAATTTAGGCGTTCTATCGGCCTTTTCGAAAAGCTCCATGGCTTCTCCCCAAGCATTTGTAAAGTCTGACGCTACGGCTTGTGGATCATCAAACATGGATTTCAGGACGTGCTCCTTTCTCGTGACTATCGGAAGGAATCGTCTGTTGCCTGTTCTATCGGTCAGAAAACGGTCATTGTTAGTTGTCCCGGCAAATACGCATACTCTTGGTCTCTGCTCCGTCCTGCGGCCATATGGAGGCCTGTACGTGTCTACTGTGGACGTTAGAAATGCTTTGATGCTCTCGACTTCTTTTGCTTTTTTGGTTGCTAGTAGTTCTGCCAATTCCACCATCCACATACCACGCAGCTTTTCCGGGGCTTTGTCGCCCTCGACTGTATTGAAGTTGTCGTTATACCATGCATTATTGAGTGATAAAAGTCTCAGAAAGGTAGATTTTCCAATTCCCTGTGAACCGTACAGCACTGGCATGTAGTCAAACTTACATCCCGGATGGAATGCCCTGCTGATCGCACCTAACATAAACAGTTTCATACACTCCCTGGAATATTCTGTGTCTTCCACTCCCAGATATTCTGGAAGCAATTTGATGATATATCCTGTCTTTTTATTCCACTTATTCTTATGAATGTCAGTAAGCATATCAACAACAGGGTTGAATCTGTTTCTATTTGCCACGATATTAAGTGCTTCCATGATCTTCTCCAGACTCTTTAGCCCGTATTTTGATTCAATGTACGATTTCAAATTGCTGTCATCACTGTTACTCCATTCCCTGTACATGTTTACATGTTCCCACGGGAGGCTTCCGCAAACAAAGGGCGCGTATGATAACTCGTTATATTTAATATGTCCATACAAATCAGGGTCATACTCAATGGCTTCACACATGTTCTTAATGCTCTGAATCATTGTTCCTTTTTCTGTAAAATCAAACTCCGGCTCCCTCCATCCTTGCGTTGCAACCCCCTCTGAGTCAATATGAATAGGCTTTCCTTTATCATATCTAGTCGCGCTTGATACAATGACTTTGACTTCCTGCTCAGACAATGGAGGTGAACAGGAACTTTCATTCTCAGCTATGGTGGCTGCGAACACTGATTGATCCGACGCCCCCTTCGCCTGCATCATACATGCAAAACGAAAAAGCATTTGATTTCTTTGCCCTGCTGCCACAATATTCGGCATAGTAAAAGCTGCGCCCTGTTTCTGATCGTCATGATTCAAGAAGTATTCTACATTGTTGTCAGCTTTTGCGATTTCAAATTCATCCGGTGAATATTCCCACTCGTACCGATTTCCGTTCTTATGTATTGATGGGGGAGCTACTACATACCCGCCATTTCCACGAATATCTACACCATCAATAATTCCGGCTCGGTTCTTTATTCTGCCATTTCCGCGATAGTATAAATGATATCCACCGCGCCCTGTGATAGCCGTCCATGTTTCTGGAAAATCTCCATGTTCGCGTTGCCAGTCTTCAAGTGAATGGTATCCATCTATTCCGCGATCTTCATCAATGTCCAAATCAATTACAAATACATTCTGGCTAACTGAGCCAGTCGCAAGACCTATATTTGCGTTTGGGTATTTTTGCCACCAGGCTTTTATCTGAGCCGCGTCCGTAGTTGCATCTTTACATCCATTTCTGGTAAGCGGGACTTTATCGCGGTATTTTAACGGGAAGACAGCAAATCCTTTTTTAGCATATTCGATAGCTGCATCATACATACTCGGATATTCACTCATTGCTATCACCTGTGAGTTGAATCGAATTTATAACCATCAAACTCACCCCTTTCAAGTCTTTCTTTTAAATCTCTGTATAAAATTTCTTTTATCAGTCTCCCAGATGTTTCTTCCTTGCAAAAAACCACATTCATATTGTATCGGACCATCCATGCAACACTGGAAGCTAAAAACGCATTGGAGTTGAATTTGCTTCGATATTTACCGTTCAAAAGGTTCTCCCAGCTCGAATTTTCACAAACAAGATAAACCCTACATTTCCGATCTAGTGCTCGCTCAAACTCTCTTTGGAATCTCTCGCGCCCTCTGGTAAAACATGCAGCCAATTCATCTAAATTCATTTTTCGTTCCACCACGCAGAATGGTTTAATGGTTTCACATGTGTCAAAAAGCGAACTACCATCTGGCAATACTGCATTGTAGGTGTAATCACCATAATCCAATGTTGCTCGACTATATGGAGCGGAAAAGGATTTATACCGCTTCTCCGCTCGCTCGGTTGCTTGCTCCCTGGAATCAACAAGAATCTGGAAAGACTTTAAGACTTCTTTTTGATCAAAAATATCCATTAGTTGAATGGCATCTCCTCATCGGTTCCATCTGGAATACTCATAAACCCATCTGAATTAGCGTGTGAAGAATTATTGCTGCTTAAAAGCCTATCCTTTGGAAGTCTATAATCGCCAGAACGGATTTTATCAACTTTGCAGAAGGATGCTAGATTGGTAGCTCTTCCAATGCTTCCGTCATTCTTTTCATATTCTCTTTCATTAAAAAGACCGCCGGCAATTTTGCCTTTGAACTTCTGCTCATCCCAGTCAAAATGATATCCCGGATTGGATTCTTCAAGAGCTTCTGTAAATGTTTTGAAGCGTCTTTTTGTCCAGTTATTTTTTTCTGATCCGTCATCATTCGGGATATTCAGAAGATAATTGCAGTGCCATTTCTTATCCTCATTCTGCTGAGCCTTATATTCTTTTGCGTAGAAGCCTGCATATTCGCCTTCTACGATATCGCAGCTGATTTTTACATACTGGCCTGCACTATTACTACAAACTTCGGCTCCAAGAATCTTTACAACGTAACCACCTTTTGGAAGTACATCATAATCTCCATAAGCCTGTGTTTTTTCATAATCTCCAAATCTTTTAATCGCCATGTTTTTATCTCCTTTTAAAATATTTATTATAGTCATAGCACATAGAAATGGCTTCTTCTTTACTTGCACATTTCCTGTACTCACGAATTGCTTTATCACGGTATAATTGATGGATATAATGCGATTCGCATCTTATCCGATAGGCGTACCGGCCTATTAAAAATAACATCAAAACTCCTTCATAACTTCAATGACCTTCGTAATATCATTCGGAATATATTCCTCTTCAAATGCTCCCAGTGGCGTTCTTGCAGTGTCGTTATGAGAAGTGGTTGAAAAACAATAGGTATTCTCTTGTTTCATTGATCTGAGCAACCAGTTGAATTTACTGTCGATATTGTTTTTCTCAGTTTTTCTTCCATTGGTTTTGATTCTGGTAAACTCATAACCCGCGTCAGTCATTTCTGTTTGCGTGTGAAACAACAGGATCACTGTTAAATCGTCTCTGAGCTTTGACGGAATATCCACCAAGTCCCAGATGCTCGATGCGAGGTCCATCCACTTGTCATAGCCTTTCTCTTTGCATCTCCTCATTTCGTCCGATACCATTAAGTTATTTACGGTATCAACAACGAAATAATGGATATGTGGCGCTTTTTCTGCAATGTTTAAAAGATATTTGATTATAGTCTGCGGAAAACTGGTCTTTACATAATTATTCTTATCAGCGGAATACTGATCTCTCCACCCTTTCCAATTCAGGCCCTTCCCATCGCAATCACAGTAATAAGTTTCTTCTGGATTGAGATTGCGAAGAGATGTGCTTTTACCACTTCCGGGCTCTCCCATGATTCCAATTAAGTTTGCCATAGCTCACACCTCCGCTTTGTCATACACGATATGCTTGCTGCCTTCGATAATCAGAAGACTTGCAATTTGACGCATTGATAAAGTACTTTCATTGTAAATTTCTGTCAGCGCATTGTATACTTCTCCTGTTACTTTTACCGCTGCGTCTTTTTCTGCTATTGTTGGTTTCTTCCTCGCTGGAATATGGATTTCAAATTCAGTCATTTCTGTTCCTCCTTATATGATTTCTGCGCTATTAAAAGCCCATTTAAGGCTTGTACGTAGCCCGCCAATGTTCTAGCCTTGTATGATTCTTCAATGGGGTTATCCGGGACTGTGGCAAGCTGTATGTCGATTAGTCTCAAGACTTCCTGAATGCGTTCGTCCATACTTACACCGCCTTGAAAAAGCAATACAGGTTGTCTGAAGCATCTCCAAACTTCTCTCCGTCGATATCTTCAGCCTTGTGATACTCCACATGGTCCAGAGACATATCACAGTTCTCATAATCCAGAATGTAATCGCCTCTGAATTGAAGCTCTCTGAGCAGTTCATTAATACATTCTACTATCTCCAGACTGGGAAGAAGTTTCATAATTGCTATCTGTTTACTCATTTGGACACTTCCCATCTATCAGAAGTTCCAGCAAGAAAGTTTTGATTGTTTTGAGGCTTTCACGGCTTTCTTTCTCGGAAAATGGATTAAAAGATATATTCTGATATAAATCCCATTTAAATTTGTCTTTGGGGATGAGAACATCTTCTTTCCTTTTAACCCCTCTTACTTCCAAACCGTAGCCCGAAAAATCAAAGGTGACATTTGCTGCCGGAACTTCATTCACAACTCTTTTACAAAGTTCGTAAATTTCATCAATCTCTTTCTCGAACATTTTCTTATCCTCCTTAATTTCTACTGCCAGTCTGCTTTCATCTGGCGTGCTGCCCATGTTGCCGATATGCCAAAAAAGATGTTAAGCCAGATAGGTACATCCACATATTTCCCGGCAAGCATACAAACAGCAATTAGCATATACTCTTTCATTTTATTTCATTTCTCCTGCAATCCACGCAAGGTTGCTCGCTACCAGTGCAGCGGCTGTTACAATCCATGCGATAAACCATCTTCTTGATTTCTTCTTGCTCTCCTCAACGATTTCAGTCGCAAGTGCCACTTCAATGTCAGCCCATGTTGGCTGATTTTCGTTTCTAGCTTCACTCATATCGTGCTAATTTCTCCTTATTTTTTCTTATTTGTCTTTACAATTAGCAGATAGAGAACTATAATGTATCTATCCACTAAGGTACTTTAGTGGGTGCAAAGCTCCGGGGTGGAGGTGCTAGCTCCCTCCGGGGCACTCACTTATTGAGAGCCTCTTTGCCTTTCCAGACGTGTCCGGTCACTTCATAGACTTTCCTAGGGCTTATGATGTATGTGATCCTACCACCGGAAAGGCTTTTTGCTGGCTTGTTATTCTGGATAGCAGTCCCGATCGGCAGCCATCCGTATACAATTCCTGCTCGGATTGATGTTGCAGGAAGTCCGATCAGCTTGCTTGCATCAGATACGCTCATGTTCTCCGAGGAGAACTCTGGCATCTGTGGAATGCCTGATATGATTCTCGCAACCTCTGCGGCGAACTGATGAACTTCTGCATTTTCTTTGATGTAAGTATCGACTTCGCTCATTTCATGCTCCTTTCATATTTGTTTTTATGAATTTTTCTTACCTTTGCTTTCTTCTTTCTCTTTTGAGTTTTGAATGAAGATTTCTTTCCGGTAAAATGTGTAAAATTATTTGCTCCCATTATTTATCACCTATTGTATTTCCTTTCCCCTCTACCTATAATGCATTTACAGGCACCGACATGCCGAGTATAACGAAAGGGGAATTATATGGTTGAAACAATCACTCGACTGTATCACTGCCACAAGATTCACAAGCATGTGAACGTTTGTGAAGAGTATGAGGTTTCTGGTAACAGTCGCCGCCTACTGCGGTGCTCATGTCCATATCATCAATACACGGAAATGAAGCCGCACTGTGATGGGTATAATGACCATGGTTTTCAATGTGGTTATGCAAAAAATCAATAACCAGGCTCACTAACTCATCTGGTCGCTCACTGGGCGATAAGTAACAGTAAAGCCGTAGGTCACATTTGCAACAGTCTCCACCAGATTCTTTGCAGTGCTGACTGACGGCTTTATTAAATTGTAATGCGTCCATTTATACTCCTTTCTGCTCTGGAATTTTCGGTTCAAGAAACTTGTCAGTCCCAACAGATAACGCCCCGCAAATTAATTCGTATTCATCGAAATCTAATCTGCGATTTCCATTGAGAGAAAGATTGAGTTTCTGAACAGGAATGCCAGTTTTGTTGGCGACAAATGTCTGTGTTATGCCGTTGTTCTCAAGGTATGACTTAATTTTTTTACCAACGCACATTTTCATTTCTCCTTTCTGTTTGAATTTCGTTCTCATCGAACAATTACAGTATAACTTCGAAATATCCGAATGTCAAGAAGAAATTTCGAGAAAATCGAAATTATTTTATTGACAGTTCGAAATTTCTATATTATTATTAATCATGAAAGGAGGAACCGATAATGACATTTGGCGAGAAAATCAAGCAAGCCAGAACGGCAAAGAAGCTGACTCAGAAGCAACTTGCAGAAAAAATCAATGCAAAGCATAATTCAATTAGTGACTGGGAAAAAGATAAGTGCAAACCAGATATGGACACCATTGAGCTTCTATGTGGCGCTTTGGAAGTAACACCAACATACCTCATGGGTTCTAAAAGCGATGACGATTATGCAGTTATAATTGGAAACCTTATGTCGGAACCTGACATCTTAGATTTTATCGAGGAATATAGGACGCTCGATAAAGAAGATAAGAAAGCAATAAAACAAATAGTTTCATCGCTAAACAAAAAGAGCAAGGGTTAATCCCCTTGCTTCTTTGATTTCAGGTACTTAATAAGAACCATATAGATAAATTTCAATTTACCCTCGTTCTCAGTATTTTCTATCATCTCAATAATCTCTTTTTTATAATCCATAAATAGCCCTCCCTGTCGCAACTACCACTTACACTACAGTATATGTCCGGCTGTGGGAAATAGAACCGAACATTAGTTCGCTCTTGCTATTATACCATCAATTCCGACTCTTGGCAACTGCCAATGATATACATGGATTTTCGCCATTTCATACATAAACTTTGCAATCTCAAAGAAAATTATGCTTTCGCAGAGTAAAAATGCGAGATCGCAAACTTTTTCACCGCTGTTGTTTGTATGCGGATACTTCTGGACAGAATGGTCCTGATATACCATATATGAATGAACTATCTGCATATCTTTCTGATTATTAGAAATTATCTTTTGTGGGATATGTATAAGACTAAATACCTTATAGATCAGCAAGAGAAGTACAAAGCACTTAAAACATTTCTTTTTCATCTAAATCACTCTATTTCATTCTAAATCTTTACAATATGCTCTTAAAATGATAAAATAAAAATACCACATATAACCGTACTTTACATAATATTGCAAAATCAGCGGTACAAAAAACATAATCCGCATGGAAAGTGCGAAGCGTGGCAAAAATCATATAATAGGAGGGATTTTATGAAAAAGAAACGATTTTCACAAGTAATTTCACTTTTACTTATGCTGTGTTTGCTGTTATGCAGCATACCGGTAATGGCAAGTGAGTTCGGGGACGGAACCAATACCGAAGGAAGTCCAAACATAGTACCTACATACTATTCATACCGAACCCCGATCACTTTGAAAAAAGGTAAAACAGTAACTGCATACATTTTAAAATCAGAAAAAGCTAAATTCAAAGGACCGGGAAAAGGATACAAATGGACAAGCTCCAACAAGAAATGTATCTCCGTCTCATCCTCAGGCGTTGTAACTGCAAAGAAAAAAGGAACCGCTGTAATCACTGCGAAAAAAGGAAGAACTGTTTATAAGTGTAAGCTCACATCAGAAGTTCCGAAGTGGAAACAATTCATTTCTGTTATTGACTTAGGAAAATCATATCAGTTTAAAATCAGCAACACAAAGCAAAAAGTCAAATGGGTTTCTTCCAATCCGTCCATCGTATCGATAACATCTGGTGGAAAGATTCATGGTAAATCAGTCGGTTGCGCAACCATAACAGGAAAAGTATCGACAATGGAATTTATAACCACTGTAAATGTCATAAGGCCTTATGTGCAGCCTACACCAGTTCCGAAACCATCAGTTCAAACATACAACATGGGACAGACTTGGACGGTTCCGGGACAATGGAAATTCACAATTAATTCAGTTACTGAAATGAGCGAAAGAAACCCTTATTCAAGCACCAATCCGGCGGCTGTATATTTAGTAGATTACACCTATGAAAATATTGGATACCATTCTTCGGATTTTGATGGTCTATATATGTCTTTGGGATTATACAAATATATTGATTCCCAGGGATATACCGGATACGCTTATCCAAATTCACCAACTTATTACCCTGAAGAGATTCCAGTAGGTGCTAAATGTCGTGCACAGGAATGCATTGGTGTAAATCACAAAGGAAATTTCAAAATCTATATTGACCAATATTCGGACAATGGATATTCAGATTCAGACAAATATTCAGCTATATTCAATGTAACCGTTAATTAAACAAAAAACCGCCCCGGCATTGGCGTACCGGGACGGCGTTTATACATCTCCGAAGAGATACTATACTCTGGCAAAACATATTGTATCATCTTCGGAGCAGTCGAGCAAGACAGAAAATTTGTTCGGCTGTTATTTTTATACCTAAAACAGCTACATAAAGAAAAGAGGAATAAAAATGGCGAAGAAAAGAAAGAAATATCCAAAATTGCCGAATAACTTCGGCTCTATTCGGTTCCTTGGCAAGAATCGGAGAAACTGCTTCGCAGTGCATCCACCAGCTACGCCGGACGATACTGGCAAACTAAAACGTCCACCGGCGATCTGTTACGTAGATGACTGGATAAAAGGCTTCACCGTCCTGACAGCATACAAAGCCGGCACGTATCAACCCGGCATGGAACGGACTCTTGAGGTATCCCCTACAGCCGATATAGATACTCTTATAAGCCGCTTAATTGCTGACTACAATACAATCAAGGGTGTAGAGGATAAACGCCCGGAAATCAAGAAATTGACGTTCTCAGATGTATATGAGCAGTTTTACGCGTGGAAGTTCCCAGAGGGGACAAAACTGTCATACAGTTCAAAGGAAGCATATCGGACAGCTTACACAAACTGTACTGCTCTGCATAATCGCATATTCGAAGATTTAAAGGCTCCTGATATGCAAAAGGTTATTGATGATTGTACGCTAAAAAAGGAAAGCCAGATGATTATTTTAACTCTGTTCAAACAGATGTACAAATATGCAGTCTACTCAGAAATTGTAACGGAAAATAAGGCGTTATATGTCCATGTCAACGCCGATAATGACACAGAGCATGGGACACCATTTTCCGATCAGGAATTGCAAGTACTGTGGAACAATACCGACGATCCAGAAGTGCAGCTCATTCTTATTATGTGTTACTCTGGCTGGAGAATTGGGGAAGTACTAAAACTCACAACTAACTTGGAAGAAAAATACTTTCAAGGCGGAATCAAAACAAAAGCCGGTAAAAGCAGAATTGTCCCGATACATCCTGCTATATATCATTTTGCTGAACAGAAAGTACTGGCGCAAAACGGGAAGCTATGCGTATATACTCAGCAGCACTATAGAAAAGCGTTGTTCTATCCTACACTGGAACGTTTGGAAATAGTCGGCAATCCGAAACACACGCCGCACGATTGTCGGCACACATTTTCTGCCCTATGTGAAAAATATGGCGTCCGGGAGAACGACCGAAAGCGAATGCTTGGCCACTCCTTTGGTGGAGATATTACAAACGCGGTATATGGACACAGGACACTGGAAGAACTCCGGGCAGAGATAGAAAAGATAGAAGTTCCGTTTGTGACTAATTGTGACTAACGGAACCCATTTTAATCTTTCTAAAACAACCGAAATATCATTATCGAAATGCCGGAAACCCTATTAAAATCAACGTTTTCAGCGATT